GCCCATTTAGGCAACACTCTTTCATTCATATGTTGGACATATGATCTAGCTGCTCTGGATTTACTTGTGTGAACTTCAAACTTATACCTCCTCTCTTTTATCTTAGTATTTATTTCTAACTTCGAGTTCACGATTCCTCCAACCTCTCCTAATCTAGGGAGACCAAGACCACCATTCTTTACTGATAGTTTCAAGACATTCATAGATAGAGGTTGTGTTTTATGTTGCCTGTGTATGATCCGGGTGCTGTATTTGACACAATTCTCTAGCAACAAGTTGCATATATTTTGGTCTAATCCTCGTCTCATCAATAAAGCACATTGCTCCCATATTGCTTGAGCTCGTTGCATAGAATCATCTGCTACTTCACTTTCCCAATTACCATTTATGAAAGTTCCTATAGCACGACACAACGATCCAAGAACTTCTCCATTCTCGTAATACATTAGCCGCAAGTATTCCATGTAACCTTTTTCTAATATCTGTTTGTAAGAGTTAGCTACTATATTGTGTTTTAAAGCTAACATGTTGAAAGCTCTTCCGCTTTCTTCAGACCTCATTACTGATACTACATCGTCTCCAGTCCTATAACTTTCTGTAGTTGGACATGTCCTATATATTTTTGAGCAACTTTCATTTACTATAGTTAGATAGACTTTGTTTAAAAGTGTATTTATTAAAGTTGTTGCTCTATTTCCTGAATACATGCCTCCACTAAGTTGAACAGTTTCACCTCGTTTGTCAACATATATCGAGTTTTCGAAAGAATTCCCAATCCAGTTGGTTACTCTTAACATATCTTCTAAAGCAGGATCATCTTTATAATTCAATCTATACCATTTTGCTATAGAATCATGTAGGTATTTCATAGTCCATAACTCATGTTGGTCATTGAAATCACTGAAGTCAAAAGAATTTAAAGTCTTTCCTTCTTTACACCATTTTTGCCTTTCTAACATTTCACCCCATCCTTGATATGGTTCTTCTTTGATCTGTATTTCTCTATCCTGGAGCCCAGATTCTACTTTAGAACATACATAATTATGTAAAAAGTAATGCTCAGCTTCTACTCCGAAAATAGCCCTAGTCTTAGCCAATTCGTTTCCTTTTGTGTGAGCATAAGCTTTCTGCACTGGCTCTTGTTCTAAATATCTGCTTAACTCTTTGTATGTCATTGTCTCCATAAAGGACCTCTTAGTTCCTTTAATCTCTCCTTTGGTTACATGAGTCCCTGTAGCTTTAGTAGCCTCTTCAGCGGTCAAGGTTTTCTGTTTCCCAGTCGCAGCTCCACTAGCTACCCATTCTACTCTTCTATTCCAATATTGTTGGAGAGTTTCT